CTGGCAGAAGCGCTGGCTTCTCCCCATTGGTTTCCGGTAGAAGCGAGTTCATCAGCACCAGGGTCCTGGAACATGCCAGCACTATCAATAACAGCATTGTCAGAACCACGAACGGTAGCTGGACCAGCAAAAGCTGCGATGCTGTTTACGAGAGCATCGAGGGCATCAGTGTAGTTGAAAGGCTGGGCACCTAAAGCACGGTTAAGGGCCTTTCCACTCATGAATGATGAGCAGTAGTCAACATTGGCGTCAGGCTGGACAACCCAGACAAGCTCTTTGCAAGGGTGGTTGAAATTGAGCTTAATCTTGTTGGAAGACGAACCGACGGACTCGTCACCAGTGAACTGAAGCTGCTCAATGAGATACTCGTGGGGGTTCTGGGCCATTCTGCGTCTCTCATCAGTATCAAGGAAAATGTAATCAACGTAGAGCGAAGCAGCGACGAGTGATTTCTGGTATGAAACACCGTGCTTAACACTGTTACCTTCACCTGTCGTTCCATCTAATTCGCCAACAGCGAAAAGGCATTCGTCAGAAGGACGAAGCTCGAGGTTGATACGGACCTCGTGGTACTGAAGGGCAATAAGGGGCAAGGCAAGGCCGGGGTTGCGGCAGAACCAGAACTGAAGTGGGACGTATAAGGTTGTCTCAGGAAGAGCCTTGCGTGGAGCACAGACAGCAGCGGGAACATCCTCCGCGGCACAGGCTGAATCCACAGAGGCGAACTCAGGGTCTACAAGGTATGTAAGCTGAGTGGTCTGACCAATCATCTTGTTGTAGCCACGCTCCTGCTCACTGGTAAGAGTGAGTTGGTTCCAGATGTGCATCCAGTCACCATACTGGCGGTCGATTCTCTGACCTCCAACCTCAACCTCAACCATTGAGATAAGCTGCTCACCGGGGTAGTCGAGCCAGCGGGCATATACTGGGTCAGTTTTATCACCACCACAGCAGTTTTCCTGACCAATCTCAGGAAGTGTTACCTGAAGGTAAGTTCTGTAGGCAAGATCACCATTTCTGGAGATAGTGCACTGAACTCTGCGGCCGAAATCGGCCTGGCCATTGAAAGTCTGTTCAATAGACTCCATGGCAAAATTTGTGTGTCTGCGGTAGGTAACCTTCCAGAAAGTAATCTGGGGGTTTCCCGTTAAATAGACGTCTTGAGCGCCATAAGCGACTAATTGCATTAATCCTCCTCCCATAGTTATAATATTGCTAAAGATTTTTTTTTTTTGAAATTCTACCCTTTGTTTACTATATTATTTTAATAAAATACTATTAGAAATGTTTTCCTTCATAAATCTAAGTAAATATTCATCAGAAAAAATCTCTCTTTTTCCTTCATGTTTTTTTGTAAAAATAAAGGAATCCTTTGATTTTTTAACAGACCATCCATTTTCTATAGCATTGTATATAAAAATCATTTTTTTACTTTTAATATCTAATTCATCCATTATTAACTATAAAGAAAAAATACACAATATTAAAACACAAATCAAATATTTAAAAATATAGATTTTAGTATTAATATAATGCCATCCTTTAAACCAAAGGCAAATAAAAAATTTGATAAAATTGCAACTAAAATAACGACAGTGGATAATAAGCATAAGGAAAAAATGGATGAGTTTAATACAATTAAAAAAAAAGAAATACCAGAATTAAAAAAAGAAAAAAATAAAATAATTAAATCTTTAAAAAAAAATTTGAGAATAGAAGATAAATTATTATTAGAAGATGAATTAAAAAATATTACAAAAAAAATTAAAACACTTGAAAAAAAAGAAAAGAATTATTTACTAGATAATATTGAATATGTTTTTGATTATTTTGAAAAAAAGCAGCATTTAACAACCGATAATAATAAGACTAAAGTATTGCATTCATTTTTTAATAAAAATAATTATCATAATAATAAAAAAGATGATACTAATGTGAATTATATTAAACAATATTTAATTAATAACGATGAAACAATGATTGATCTAGAAGATTATAAAAAAAATGTCGAATCTTGCAATAGTATAGATAGTAAAACTAATAAAGTTTGTAATGGTGAATTAATAGCTGTAGAACAAGAAGGTGTTAAAATTTGTAACAAGTGTGGTAAAAGAAATCAATTCTTATTAACTAATGATAAACCATCTTATAAAGAACCACCTAAAGAAGTTTGTTTTTATGCGTATAAAAGAATTAACCATTTTAGAGAGATACTTGCACAATTTCAAGCAAAAGAAACCACTCAAATACCTGAAAATGTCTTAAAAGATATAAAATTACAAATTAAAAAAGAAAGAATTACAATTAAAGATATTACAAATGTTAAAGCTAAAGATATATTAAAAAAACTAGGATATAATAAATATTATGAACATATACCGTTTATAAAAGAAAAATTAGGAATAAAACCTCCAACAATGACACAAGAATTAGAAGATAAATTGTGTAGTTTATTTATGGATATTCAAAGACCATATGCTAAACATTGTCCAGAATCTAGGGTTAATTTTTTAAATTATTACTATGTTTTATATAAAATGTGCGAATTATTAGAAAAACATGAGTTTTTACCTTATTTTCCAATGTTAAAAGATAAGGTAAAAAGAATAGAGCAAGACGAAATATGGAAAAAAATATGTAATGAATTAGGTTGGCAATTTATACCAACAATCTAAAAAAATTACCCTGTAATTCCTATTGTTTGAAATAATAAAAAATTAGCTAAACCTTTATTTCCTTGTGAATCTATTTCTATTTCATTATTTTTAAAGTTCGTATATTTAATAATTTTATTGGCAGGAACAATTAAAAAATTGCTATTTTTACTAAATTCCATTATCATTTCATTAAACTCTTCTATAGTATTATAATATTCATCAGTAATATTTATATCTTTATCACAGTGACGAAATTGCTTTCTAGGAATATCATAAAAGTTAATTATAATTTTATTTATTTTTGGAAATTTATTTTGTATTTCATTTATTTTATTTTTCCATTCTGTTTTAATATTATTTAAAGGTTTGCATTTCAATAATGTTTTTTTTTTAAATATATTATTCTTTCCCATCACTGGACCTAAAAGATTTTCAAATGCTTTATTTGCTTCACTGTCTTCATCTTTATTTAATGCTAAATTATTTAAAGTATTCATTGAATCTTTACAATCGTATAAATTATTAAGAATATCATTAGAACCAATAGAAATAAACATGTATGTATTCTCACTATTTAACCATTCTTTTTTTGAAAGTAAATTAATTTGTTTATCTAAATCTTTAATACTGGCACAATTTTTTGATAAATTAATAACATTAATATCATTTATGTTACTATTTAGTTTATTGTAATGTATATAATCTTTTAAAAACATCTCGAATGAGTCGCTAAAATTAAAATCACCTACTAAAATAATATTTTTTTCATTCTTAAATTTGAATGTTTCTTTAAATGAATTAAATGTTAACGATGTGATAACAATAATTATCATTAACATAAAAAGTAAAATAATATATTTATCTTTCATTATATAAAAAAATAGATAAACATATTATTTAATTTACAAACCGGCAGGGAAACCAACAAGATTGGCACCGATACCGAAACCAGCACCCGATCTAGCACTTACAGCCATACTAGGGACGTATGTATCTAATACGGCAAAGGTAGCTGCGGCAGTAATAGCAATCATAAGAATTTCTTCAAGATTTAAACTTTTCTTGGGGATAGCGTAAGCAGCGAGAGAAACCATAAAGCCCTCAACACAGTACTTTACAACTCGGCGAACTAATTCACCTACATCTAAAAGATTACCTAAATCACCAAACATATTATATATTATCTCAATAGAAAAAAATAATTTTAATTTTAAATAACTTAAAATTATAATTCTTTTTAAAATATAGATGGATAATTCAACCCAAAGCAACGAAAGTAAATATATTGATTTATTAGACGAAGACAAAGCAATTGCTGGACAAAAATTTGCCTGTGTATCGTTTGTTAGTCCCGAAAATATTTTAAAAAAGAAAGAGATATTCTTTTTTGAAGAGTTCCTAAAGCATTGGGACTATAGTCAAAAACTTCAAGAATTTACACAATTTCTAAATTTTTTATCTCATAAATATAATTTAAATTTTGATAAAGTTATGAAAGATTTTGATGAGTTTGTTAAGTCAGAACAGAAAGATTTAGTTAAAACAAGTATAGACGATGATTATAAAAACTTTTTAGATGCTAAAGAAGATGATTTAGAAAAGAAATTTATGGAAGAACATTCTTTCCAGACTAATACCCGTGGTTTAAAAATTCGTGGGAGTTATCCTTCACAAGAAGAAGCTGAATTAAGATGTAAAATGTTAAGAGAGATTGACCCTCATCACGATGTTTATGTGGGACCAGTCGGTATGTGGATGCCTTGGGAACCAGAAGCTTATAAAACAGGTCGTGTAGAATATCTTGAAAAAGAGCTAAATACTTTGATGCACGAGAAAAATAAGAATGAGCAAAGCGCTAAAGAAGCATTTGAACAGAGAGTTAAAGAAGCTAAACAACAGGCTATCAAAGAAAATATTAAATCTGCTAAAGAAACAGGTAACAAATTAACACAGAATATAGATGATGATGGTAACTTAATTGGTGTAGGCGTTTCAACCGTAGAAAATGCGCTAGATAAAAATGAAATAGTTAGTTCCGCAAATATTAAAGAAGAACTTTTTGAAGGTGAAAATATTAGAACTAAAGCTACAGATAAAGCATTAAAAGAATTTGAAAATAAAAATAAAAAACAATAGTCAATTAATTAAAATAAATAAAAACAATAATAATTAAAATTGATTTATATATTATCTCTCTTATATGATAATATACAATGACCGAAACGAAGAAAAAAAAACCAAGATGTTCTTTTGAAGGATGTAATAAAAAGTTAAAGATAACCGATATGGTATGTAGGTGTGGTAACCGCTATTGTGCCGAACACCGCGTAGCTGAAACGCATGATTGTAGTTTTAATTTTCAAGAAATCGATAAGGAAAAATTTATGAAGCAATGTGGTTTGGGTGGCGGAGAGAGCAAGAAGATTAGTGTAATATGAATATGATATTTATTTATTTATATATATATATCATTAAATGTTAGGTAGAGCAAAATATTGTATTAAAAACACTTTATCAAATGACGCAATAGAACAATGGAAAAACTATGGTTTTGTTTTAGTTAGAAATATTTTAAATCGTGAAGATGTTTATCGTGCATATAATTTTTTATTAGAACAGTATCCAAATGATATGAAATATCATAGTGATTTTGGTTCGAAAAATAAAATGGAGTTTCCGACAGGTGCTCCTATTGATAATATTACTATGTCTGAAAATTTAATTAAAACCGCTCAAAGACTTTTAAATACTGAAAATATTTTATTAACTCAGTCAGATGCATGGGCAAAGGCAGGAACAAATAAAAGAAAAGAAGAGTATAATGCTGATCAACGAATTCATATGGATTATGGAAATCATACCTTTTTACATCCTTCAAAATGGGAAGAACCAGAAGCGGTTGCTGCAGTTGTATATTTTTCTGATGTTAAAGATACAGGTGGAGAAACAGCTATTGTTCCAAAATTACCTACAACTGAGAAATTTTATAAGAAACCTTATTTAAATATGCCCGGGCAGAAAGGGATTAAATTTATAAATGATAAAGATATGGCTGAAGAACATTTAAAAATTCATCACCCTAAAATATATGCATTTAGAAAAGAATTATATGAAAATGAAATAAAAATAACTCCTGAAATTGGAGATGTGTTATTTTATAGATTAGATGTATGGCATAGAGGAACACCTGTAAAAATAAATAAAGTAAGACGAGTAATGAATTTATCTTGGAAAAAAAGTGAATGTAGTTGGATCAATTGTTGGAACCCTGGTTTTACTAGAAAAATGTACCACGAAATAATTGAAACAGTATTTATTCGATTATCTCCACTTCAAAGAAGCGTTTTGGGAATACCTTTACCTGGTGATAAATATTGGACATATGAAAATATATTTTATTTAAAAGAAAGATATAAGAGATTAGATGTATCGCCTTATTTATCAAAATTATAATTACCAATCATCTTCGCTACAATAACAATCCTCACCGATATCGTAATTGTATGTGTCTAAATAATAAGTAAGACGTGTTGGATGAAAACATCTTTGAATAAGTTCTTCCTTGAATGGTTCGATTTTCTTTTTTAATGCGTTGTAATCGATTTTAAATATTGCTGGATTTTCTGAAAGACTCTCCCAATTAACTCTATCAAGATTTTCTTCTAAGATATGAATCGCTGCTGGATTTTCTGAAAGCCTCTCCCAATTAACTCTATCAAGATTTTCTTCTAAGATATGAATCGCTGCTGGATTTTCTGAAAGCCTCTCCCAATTAACTCTATCAAGATTTTCTTCTAAGATATTAATCGCTGCTGGATTTCTTGAAAGCCCATCCCAATCAACTTTATCAACATTTTCTTCTAAGATATGAATCGCTGCTGGATTTCTTGAAAGCCCATCCCAATCAACTTTATCAAGATTTTCTTCTAAGATATGAATCGCTGCTGGTTTATTTGAAAGCCAATCCCAATCAACTTTATCAAGATTTTCTTCTAAGATATGAATCGCTGCTGGATTCTCTGAAAGACAATGCCAATCAACTTTGTCAAGATTTTCTTCTAAGATACGAATCGCTGCTGGATTATATGAAAGCATCTTCCAATTAACTCTGTCAAGATTTTTTTCTAAGATATGAATCGCTGCTGGATTTCCTGAAAGCTCCACCCACCAAACTCTGTGAAGATTTTCTTCTAAGATATGAATCGCTTCTGGATTCTCTGAAAGACAATGCCAATCAACTTTATCAAGATTTTCTTCTAAAATATGAATCGCTGCTTGATTATATGAAAGCATCTTCCAATTAACTCTATCAAAATTTTCATTTACCCAATAACGAAGTTTGTGGGGAGGTTGGCTATATAAATACGATTTTTTCATCATGGTTGATCTGTGTTTAAAATTGTTTATTAGATAAAACTATTTTAAACTTACTTCAATTTATTGTTTATTTTAACGAACTAGAAATAGGGTTTCAGGTTACATTATAAAAACTTGAAGTGAATTTTGGGCTATCATATATAGGCGCTTTAAAAGGAAAAGAAACAACACTGTGGATTTGCAAATGCTTGCCTCCATCGTGAATGAAGAGATGCTGGGTGTGTTCGGTAAAGTAGTTGAGAAAGTAAGGAGCGACAAGGAAAAAGAGTGGGGAGAAGACTTTGATGTAGATTCTAGTGTCCTTGTTTATATTTATTTCTCGGGTTGTCCTGGATTTTTGGACCCCCTGCTTACTCTGGAATACTCCGCCAACGAGACAAAGCCACGTAGAGAAACCGCCATTGATGACATTAATGATAGTTTTGAAATGATGGACGAAGAAAAAGCGAAAAAATTTTATGCGGTGATTGAACAACTTTGGAAGATATCATCCCCAACCTTCGCCAAGAGTGTTGTGGATTCCGAAGAAACAGCCTATATGGAGCCGTCGGGAGATATTATGGTATGTGTGAATATTAATATGGAAGATTATTTTGGGGATGAACTTCCATTGGCTGTTCGGCAACGCCTACAGGAAGAGAGAGAGGACGCTGAAAAACGTCGTCTCGAATATCTCTCGGAGGTTTGTAGTTAAGCATTAGGTAAAATATTAAAATAAAAAACTATTTCTTACCACAAATATTTTTGGTTTTGTTTAATTTGTATTTTTTATCAATATAACGCATGTCTTTTGTGATTTTCTTACAATCTTTCACATTTTTGTATCTGCGATAAATTCTCAGTATATTAAATCGCTTTTTTTTAGCTAAAGCTGCTTTTCTCATAGAAGATTTTGTTTTATTTCTCTCCGATTTGATTTTTTCATCGATGGCTAATCTTCTTTTTTTTGTTGGTTGATTTAGTTTGTATATGTGTTTTTTGTTTTTGATTGTTACCTTTCTTAATTTGGGTAGACGCCTTCTTGTTTTCATATATATTTAATTGTGATATTTTATTGATATTTATAAAATAAATTGATATGAATTTTATTTTAGAATATAAAAAACACTACTAAATGGAAGAACACCTGAAAAAAACCTACGGTTTTAATAATTTCAGGGAATATCAAAAGGATATTATTTTAGATTTATTGGGTAAAAATGATGTAGTTGTAATATTACCTACAGGTGGTGGAAAATCTTTACTATATCAATTTCCAGCAACGTATACTAATAAAATTACCATAGTAGTGTCGCCCTTAATTTCATTAATGAACGACCAATGTAAATACTTAAATTCAAAAAATATTAAATCTGTATGTTTAAATTCCGAAACATCGGTGGGTTTATCAGATTATACGAAATATAAAATTATTTATACAACACCAGAATTTATAATTTCAAGAATAGCAGCTTTTAATAGAATTAAAGAGCATATTGGATTATTCGCAATAGATGAAGCCCACTGTGTATCGCAGTGGAGTCATGATTTTAGACCAAGTTATCAAAAATTAGGTTCTATTAAAAAATATTTTCAAAACATACCGTTACTGGCGGTAACCGCTACAGCAACGCCTCACGTTTTAAGTGAGATTTATGAATTTTTGAAAATTACAGAACTATGCGATGAAGTATGTGAATATTCGTTGGGAACACGACGAACAAATTTAATTATAAACGTTGAGCCTAAATCAAATTTTAAAAATTGTATATTTGATGAACCAACTATTGTTTATGTACAAACGCGAAAATTGTGTGAGAAACTATGTAATGATTTTATTAAAAAAGGAATAAAAGCAGCATATTATCATGGTGGAATGGAAAAAGAAGATAAAGAAAAAAGCCACGAATTATTTATTAATGGAGAGATTATGGTTATTATTGCTACAATCTCTTTTGGTATGGGTATAGATAAATCAGATATTAGACATGTAATTAATTATGGGCCACCAGCTAACATTGAAAGTTATTATCAGGAAATTGGTAGAGCTGGGAGAGATGGTGTTATTAGTAAAGCAACTATTTATTATGACGACAATGATTTTACAACAACTGCTTATTTAATAGCACAAACCGAAGACGAAGAGCAATTAAAGATTAAAAATAACGGTATGGAACTATTTCGGAGTTATCTTGAAGAGAGAAATATTTGTAGACAACAGTTAATTGATTATTATTTTGAAACAGGAAAACTTGGAAATGAAACAGATGTATCACACATACCAAAATGTGGTATGTGTGATAATTGTACAAATGAACACACTGAAGAATTGAGAGATATTACAAAAGAATCAGAAATTATCATAAAAATTATAAAATATAATAATTCTAACAAAGGATTTGATGTTGGATTATCCAAAACTATAAAAATGATAAGAGAAAGTAGCTATTATTCTGATTATAATAATAATTCAGATAAACGAATTAAAAATATTATAGATATTCTAATAACTAAAAAACTACTTAATCGTTATACAGCTGGTTTTGGGTTTGCCATTGGATTAGGGAAAACAAAAATAAGTGAGATCGCTCCAATAACATCTCGTATAGCAGATGATTTTAAGAAAATTAAGCTTTCGATGCGAAAACCCGAAACATCTATTGTCAGTTTAATGAATCTTAGAGATAAAATAGCAAAAAAATTTAACATGGTTCCGGCTTCGTTTATAAATGACAGAGTTATTATGAATATTCACGAAAAATCACCAAAGAACATTAGAGAATTATGGGAGGTTGATGGTATTTCAAATGATTTTATTATGACAGAACAGTGTGGTGAATTTATGAATGAATATTTAAAAGGACAAAGTGATACTACAAAGTCTTCGCCATCAAAAAAAAGAGGTAATACCAGAGAAAAAGTAAGTAAATTATATAAACAAAATAAATCAGTAAAATATATGTCACAAGAACTTGGAGTAAAAGAACAAACAATTGAAGGCCATATATTATATTTATTTGAGAATGATGACAGTTTTGATGTAGATTTGGATTACTTTGACTTGACAGAAGAAAAGGAAGAACGAATTAAAAAGGCAATTAAAAAAGTAGGAACAGAAAAACTAAGACCAATAAAAGATATAGTGGGCAAAGATATAAGTTATGGACAGATTAAAGTATGTATGTTGGCGATGAAG